CCCGATGACGCTAATGAAGGCGTTGTAGCAGAATTGAATGAAGCTTACAAAGTCATTGAATATCTTCGTGCTCAAATAAACGAAATTAATTTATTAAACAGCAAGTTGCTTTATACCAACAAGTTGTTTAACACCTTCAGCTTAACCAAGGAACAAAAAACCAAGGTAGTTGAAACATTCGATTTGGCTAAGTCCATCCGCGAAGTCAAATTGAGTTATGCAATTTTGTCCGAATCATATAGTTCCGGTGGATCAGTTGTCAAGAAAACTAATACAACTGCAAAAACTATCACCGAAGGTTTGGCAAGTAAACCGGTTGCTTCAACAGCCCCTGCAAAGGAAGTTATTGTTGAAAACAGCAACGTGATGGCTTCAAGATTCCAAAAACTCGCCGGAATCAAGAAGTAATTTACCATGGTGAGTAATAGTAAACAAAAAACAACTAATAAACAGAAATATATGAGTGATATTAAAGGTCTATTGACAAACAACATGAATCCACAAGCCAGATTAATGGCTGAAACCCGTGGATTACAAAACAAGTGGGACAAAACAGGTCTTCTTGAAGGATTGGGTGGCGTAGAAAAAGCCAATATGTCCATTCTTTTGGAAAACCAAGCAAAACAACTTCTTGATGAAGCTACCGCAACTGGAACTTCAGCAAACAGTGAACAATGGGCTGGCGTAGCTCTTCCATTGGTTCGCCGTGTATTTGCTGAAATCAGTGCAAAAGAATTCGTTAGTGTTCAACCAATGAATCTTCCAAGCGGTCTTATCTTCTATCTTGATTTCAAATACGGAACCAATGTTCCAAATAGTCAAAACAATGACTATAGCGGTTCATTGTTCGGCGGAACTTTGAATAATAACAAACTTGGATCTACAGACGATGCTGTTAACGGTCTCTATGGAGCTGGTCGTTATGGTTTCACAGCGAAACAAGCTAGTTTGAGTTTGACTGCTTCAGTTGCAAACGCATCTGCAAACGATGTTCAATGGGATTCAAATTATACTTCAAGCACAAAAACATTCACTGGTCAAACACTTACAGTTGACATCGGCGCTAATGCAACAAGTGCAAGTGTTGACTTGAATGCTGTCCGCGCATTCGTATTGAGTGGTTCTGGAATTAGTCCAGCCAACATATTAAACGAATTCACAAAAGTAATTAATACCGGAACATATGCTTCGCCAAACTATAAGATTGTATTCGTTCACACCGGTTCTACTGGCGCTGGTGCAACATTGTACCCAACTACATTGTTCTATGACAAGCAACCAACTGATTCAACCCGTGGTGACTTCGAAGATACATTTACAACAACTGCTACCGGAACTGGTGCAGGAACTGGATTGGTTGACAACATCGGTATTCCAGAAGTTAACTTGGAACTTAAGAGCGAACCTATCGTTGCTAAGACCCGTAAGTTAAAGGCGGTCTGGACCCCAGAATTGGCTCAAGACTTGAATGCTTACCACAGCATTGATGCTGAAGCCGAATTGACCGCTCTTTTGAGTGAATATGTATCCATGGAAATCGATCTTGAAATCATGGACATGTTGATTAATTCTGCTCCAGGCGCAACAACCGAAGCTTGGTCTGCTGCTATCGGAACCGAATTCGTAGGTAAGACTGTAAACAGCAATGGTTCAGTCACCTTCAATCGCACTACCGATGCCACAAACCGCACTGCTTACGTAAAGAGCACCTGGTTCCAAACACTTGGTAACAAGATTCAACGTGTATCTAACAAGATTCATCAATTGACTCTCCGTGGTGGTGCTAACTTCTTGGTTTGCTCACCAGACGTAGCAACCATCTTGGAATCAATCCCAGGATACGTTGTTAACACCGATGGTGATTCTGCTAAGTTCGCAATGGGTGTAAGCCGTGTTGGTAGCTTCGCAAGTCGCTTCCAAGTATACAAGAATCCATATATGACTGAAAACACCATCTTGGTTGGTTTCCGTGGAAATAACTTCCTCGAAACCGGTGCTGTATACGCTCCATATATTCCATTGGTGCAAACCCCATTGGTATACGATCCAGTCAACTTCACTCCACGCCGTGGTGTGATGACTCGTTATGCCAAGAAAGTAGTTCGCCCAGAATTCTATGGCAAGATAATTGTTGCTGACTTAGACCAAGTCTAATTCAAAATAATATTGTCTAATCAACAACCCTCACAGTAAAATGTGAGGGTTTTTTTATTGCATTTATAAAAAGTGCAATAACTGTAAAATATCATTAATGAAAGGTAAAATTATAACATATTTATATGTTATATGAAATTGAAAGAAATTCTAAACGAATTACAAAATCCATTAACTCCGATGAAGTTGGTTTCTGATGTGACAGTATCAGAAAATTTAAAATATCATTTGGACCACAATCTTTCTCTTGAAGAAAATATATTCAGAACATATAGTCAATCATATTTTGATTTAATAAAAGAAGTAAGAGAATTATATAATAACGATTCGATTGAATTGAATGACGATGATGTAGATTTGATTGAAAGTGATTTGGGAGAAATTGCTATATTTGAAGGTAGAGAAGTTTATTTGGATGCTCCAATTGAAGAGGAAGTTGATGAAGAATTGATAAATGAAGTAAAACATAAAGGTAGAACTGTTCGTCTCAATCGACCATTTAGAACCCCAGGCGGACCAAAAAAATTTGCAGTATATGTAAAGAGTAAAGGCGGAAGAATTAAAAAAGTAACATTTGGAGATCCTAAAATGAGAATACGTGCAAGTAGTGCTGCACGTAGAAAAAGTTTTAGAGCAAGACATAGATGTGCTCAAAAGAAAGACAGAACAACAGCCGGATATTGGAGTTGCCGAAGTCATCGTATACGTAGTTTGGGCAACAAAGGACGTGGCAAATACTGGTAAAATTTATGACTAAATTAGAAGAACCAGTTGTAAAATTAACCAATTCTGCGTTAATAGAAGTAAATAATCTGATTACAAATACAGAGGATTATAAAAACAAAAGTTTGAGAATATTTGTAGAATCAGGTGGATGTAGTGGTTTACAGTATGGCATGACATTTGATGAAATCAGAGACGATGATTTGGTGTATGAATATGAAAGTGTGAGTGTAGTTATAGATAATTTTAGTGCAAATTATATTAAAGATGCTGAACTAGATTATTCTTATGAATTAATGGGCGGAGGTTTTAAATTTAATAATCCAAACGCAGCAAGCACTTGCGGTTGTGGTAAAAGTTTCAATTAAATTTTTAAAATTATGGTGAAATTTAAAGATCCTACTAAAACAAGTTATTGTAGAATTGGTAAAGTATAATTTAAAAAAGACATACAATTAGTTATGAAAAATACAAAAGCATTTACTTTGATTGAATTACTAGTAGTTATAGCTATAATTGCAATATTAGCCGGTCTTTTATTACCATCGTTGAGTAAAGCAAAAAGTAAAGCGCTTCAAATACAATGTTTAAACAATTCTAGGCAATTGGGTCTTTCAGCTGAACAATATAAGTTAGATTATAATGACATATATCCACCACGTAGTTTGACAAATCAGTGGCCATTAGCATTAAAACCATATTATGAGAATGTTGGTGTATTAAGATGTCCTGTCGATAAATTTACAAATAATCTAGTTGAAACAAACATTAACAAAGCAAATCGTAGTTTTATAATCAATGGATTTAATGATTATTATTATGAATATTTTGACGCGGATTGGGACATTTTAGAGGAACCATTGAAGTCTAGTTCCATTCCATTGGTAAGTGAAACAGTAATATTTGGGGAAAAGTTAGGAAATTCAAGACATTTTTATATGGATATATTTGAAGGAAAAGGTAATGATCAAACTGAATTAGATTTTAAAAAGCACAACAATGGAGCATCATATATATATGCAGATGGACATGCTTCGTATTTAAAGTATCCTCAAATATTTCAACCCGAAAATAAGTGGGCAATTGTCCAATCCTACAGAACTAATTACTCTCTATGATATTTTCCAAGTGAATTTTTTTTAATATTTATTAACATATGACACCGCCTCCTTCCTCAACTGATATTTATATTAAATCTCTATGATACTATAAGAATGAACTTACTTGAATTACTTAAGAAACACAGTTTGACCGAGGGTATAGATGATCCATCGACCCTCAAGTGTATATTCATGGCTGGCGGTCCAGGTAGTGGTAAAAGCACGGTAGCTAACGAATTGTTTGATTTACCATCTGGTTCTTCGGTCAACAAGTATGGATTAAAGGTAATCAACAGTGATAATGAATTTGAACAAATGCTTCGACAAATGAAGATTTCAACTGATTTGAACAAGTTGAGTCCAGATGAATTTGAAAAATTGACAGTTGGTCCACAATCTACTAGAGAAAAAGCAAAACAAATAACTTTTAAGAAATTGAACATGTATAGAAAAAATAAGTTGGGTCTTATTATAGATGGAACAGGCGACAGCATTCAGTCTATCCAGATAAAGAAACGTATTATGGAACAATATGGTTATGATTGTTATATGATATTTGTAAACACAAGCTTGCAAGTAGCGATCGAACGAAACAATAAAAGACCTCGTAAAATACCTGAAGATTTATTGTCGCAAATGTGGTTTAGTTGTCAAAATAATTTGGGTCATTTTCAAAATATATTTGGAAACAATTTTAAGATTGTTGATAAAACCAAGAGTGGCGAACCGATAGATAAAAGCGTGTTACGTAATGTGATAGAGTTTCTGAAAAGTCCAGTCAGAAATCCTATTGGTAAAAAATGGGTGCAAAATTACTATAAAGATGTCGAGACTGTTGATGGTGTAAACACAGATGATGACGATGATGTAGACTTTCCTGTAATGGAACCAATACGTCCAAGAAAAACATGAGACCCTACAAGCATCGGTTGTGGTAAAAATTTCAATTAAATTTTATGAATACTCCAGAATACTATGGTTACAAAATAGGCGACAATATTGCGCCGTATATCAATAAATGTATAGATACAACGGGCGAATGTTACATAAGTGAAGGAATACATATATTAGGTAGAAACGATACAAATTGGCATTTGGGCCACGTATGGAGTGATAGTTGTATTTGTTGGGGATGGAACAGAAAACATTCCGTTAAGATAATTGGTGCTGGTAGAGACAAAACAAGATTAAAATGGATAGATAATTGTAATGCTGCTTACATATATAATAAACAATCTGATGTTATAACAATGGTTACAACTAATTGGAATGAATATTGTAACGACAATTGGATTGAAGGAATAACGTTTGACGGTAATTATGAAAATAATACTAAGTCAACAATGTTAGGAATAAGAATTCGTGGTGCAAATAACACAATTAAGAGTTGCAAGTTTATTAATTTTGGAGTTGGAACTGCTCAAACTCATGAAACTTTCCAAATCATTGTAGGACCTGATAGTAATACAATGAAAGGTACAACAGTTGTTGATAATTACTTTACGTTGCCGGGTAGAAAATCAAATAGTAGTGAAAAACATGTGCCTGAAAATACATGTGTTGCTGTTGGCGGATATGATGTTTTGGTAAGTGATAATGTATTTGAGAATATGGATTTTAATGTGGTAGACCAACAAAGTCCATTACATGGAATATCATTAGCTTTCAGTAAAAACGCTAAAATAGCTAACAATAAATTTATTAATTTTCAAGGAGCTTGTGTTTATTTTGACAGTTGGACAAATGAAGATTTTATTATAGAAAATAATATTGCAAAAAATGTGTGGCAATTTTTTCAAGTAACTTGCCAACATTGGGATAATCCCAAACAAATATCTTTTAATAAAAATGTTTTAATAACTAACAATGAAATTGAATTATCCAAAGGAAATTGTTATTGGCACTGGATTCAGACACCAATAGTTTCCAATTTTTGTGGGTATGTATATGCACCAAATGTTGATCACAAAACTTATCCGGCTTTTGAAAATATAGTGATAACAAAAAATAAAGTAACACTTGGTTTTAGAGAAATTGGAAAAACGTTTGAAGAAAGTTCAAAATTATATTGTTTCTGGGGAAATAAAATTACTGATGATAAAATAAAAATGATTGACAACCAATTTGTATCTACTGTGCCATTAGCATCCAAGAAAAAAAATTTATTTGTTAAATTTATGGATTGGATTAAACGATTATTTAAATGAACAATTTACCTTTTAAAGAAACTCATCTGAATGATAATTTATATCTTAGAGAGTTTGAAGAATCCGTAGATGTAAACGATCTTAATTGGCATAGAGATAAAGAAGATAGAATTGTTGAAATAATTGGTGAAACGGATTGGCAATTACAAATGGACAATGAATTACCAAAAACTATGTCTGGTAAATTTTTTATTCCCAAAGAAACTTGGCACAGAGTAATAAAAGGAACAGGAGAATTAAAAGTTAAAATAAAAAAATTGTAATATTTATTATATATGGCATTTGACCCTACCACAATAAGATGGCCTGGCAGTGGAAGCGCAGTTAATTTAACTACGGTTCCATTTGGTTTTTATTTGAACGAAACCAACAATACAGGCAGTATTGGAAAATTTGAATATGATTGTGAAAAAAGCGCAGAGTGGGCAGCGAAAAGATTGGGATATCCAATTATTGACGTTGAATTAAAAGATATTAGCTTTTATGCATGTTTTGAAGAAGCAGTGAGCGAATATGGCGCTCAAGTAAATCAATTCAATATCAGAAACAATCTTTTAAATCTTCAAGGATTAAACACAACAGATAATCCAAATCTTACTGGAAAGAATATTCAAGGTTCTGGTCTTCCGTTTGTTGTTAAATTGTCTCGTCAATATGGAAGTGAAATTAATGTAGGCGGAGATGTGCCTGTAAAAAGAGTGCCAGTAAATCTTAAAAAGGGACAGCAAGTATATGATTTAAATCAATTGATTGAATGTGAACGTGAATGTGGTAATAATGTTGAAATTAGACGATTATTTCACGGTCCAGCTCCAGCATTTGCACGTATTTATGATCCATTTAGTATGACCGGAATGAGTTATAGTAATGTTTTGAATGAAATGGGATTTGCTGGCTACAGTCCTGCTACTCAATTTTTGATGACTCCAATATTTGAAGATTTATTGAGAGGTCAAGCAATTGAATTTAATGATATGGTTCGTAAAAGTGCCTACAGTTTTGAAGTAATAAACAATCAGCTAAGAATATTTCCTATACCAACATACGATCATTCTGCTTATATTGAATATGTTGTAGAAAAAGACAAATTTAATAGTGCGGTATCACCAGAAGCAAATTATGAGATTGTAAGTGATTATAGCAATGCTCCTTACCAAAATGTAGTTTATAACAAATTGAATGCTGTTAGTAAACAATGGATTAAAAAATATTTTTTGGCATTGTCTAAAGAATTATTGGGTGCAATAAGACAAAAATATAACATCGTTCCAATTCCTGGCGGTGAAGTTACATTAGACGGTGGCGAATTGAGAAGTGAAGCGCAAACTGAAAAAGAAGCGTTAATCACTCAATTGAGAGAAAATTTGGAAGCAACCGGAAGAACCGCAATGATGGAAGCGAAAGCAACCGAAGCAGAAAAGATGAGGGATACATTAAAATCTGTTCCATTATTAATTTATGTTGGAGTTATAGTATTTGGTTTTATATTTATGTTTCAAGATAATCCTATGTCTTATTTGCAAAACTTTATTTGATAACAAAATATCTTTGAATTTTCATATTTTAATAAACATCAATTAGAGAAAAGGATAATTCAACTATTATTTTAGATATATTATCAAGATATTCAAAATGTATTTGATATTTATATAAAGTATTATGGGAATATATGGAAGATATTTTAGTGCAAGAGACATCGCTTATATCAACGGTATAAACCGTGAATTAAACGAAGATTTAATCCAAACTTTTGTTGTGGTATTTAAAATTGCTGCATCTGAAACCAATACAAATGTATATGGAGAAGCTGGCAGTGAAGGAAAAAGTTTTTATCCAGGTATACAACTTGCTGCTCTTATTGATAGAACAGACCCAACAACAGATGATGAAGGATTTGGTCCAGACAGAGATCAATCGGTTATTTATAAATTCAGAGAATTGGATTTAAAAGAAGTTAATTTCTTTCCAGAAATTGGCGATATAATCCTATTTAATGATATTTATCATGAAATTGATAACGTAGTTCAAGAACAATTATTAGGCGGGCAAAGTGATAATTCACTTAGTATAATTTGCAATACTCATTATAGTAGATTAAGTAAACTCAACTTAGTTGAAAGACAATTCTAACCTATGTCTTGGAAAGGAAATACAAATAATCCGGTCCCAACAAATGAGGACAAAACGCAAGAAAACAAGTATTTTACAAATACATCCAATCGTGCGTTTGACGTTCGTCGTGATCAAGACCAAAAGAAAAATTTTACAATATCATTATTAGATATTGATACCGCAATTGTAAAATACGTTGAGAATGTTATCAATCCAACAATAATTGATGCGGGGGAAAATATTAAAGTTCCAATTATATACGGAAATCCGGAAAAGTGGAAAGCTGGCAAAGTGGATGGTTATTTACGTGATAATCAAGGCAAAATACAACTGCCTATAATAATGTTCAAACGAAATTCATTCTCAAAAAATGAAAGTATGATGTCGTTAAATCGTTACCTTTCTTACCCAGTATTAACAAAGTTTAATGAAAAAAATAAATATGACAAATTCAGTATTTTAAATCAAACCGCTGCACCTGTTAATAGTGTATATAGTTTATCTTTACCAGATCATGTAAAAGTAGAATATGAATTCATGGTGTGGACTGAATATATTGAACAGATGAATATGGTTTTAGAAAAAATTAACTACGCAAGTGAAGATTATTGGGGAGATCCACAAAATTTTAAATTTAGAGTCAGTATTAATGATTATACTAATACATCTGAAACACCATCTGAAAAAGATAGAATCATACGTTCTACATTTAATTTAACTGTATACGCTTATTTGTTGCCGGAAAGTTTTGAAGATAGAAAGAAGACAGTTCAAAAATATCTTACTCCTAGAAAAATAAGCATTACCTCCGAATTAGTTTCTGGAACTCAGATGAAAACTGTCAAGAAAGATATTAAAAATAATAGTTATAGTAATCCGTCTAATCAATATTATGATGTCGGCGGAGCAATATCTTCTAATAAAGATATCTGGAGATTTCCTCAACCTGCCATTGTTACAGAGAAATCAACAACTGATGGCGGTCAAATTTTAGAAAAAATAAGAGCAAGTTATGCGGCTTTAATTGTTCAACAAACAATGGACTCGAATGAAACTACTACGACAAGTTCGTGTTGTCCAATCTGGCATAACCCACCAACTACTCCTACAGACTACGGAGAAGAAGGTTGGATGGCATATGATGGAGACTTCCATTATATATATGTGTCTGGTATATGGTTAAGACAAGATATTGCTCGATGGGTATCTTAGTATATATTTTTTATAACAATTCAATCCACATTTATATTTATAAATATAAATTAATTTTATGCCTTATCCAAATGACAATAAATTGAATGTAATTATAGCACAAACAAGTGGGAGTGCAGACGGAACAGGAAAATTTCCATTTGTCGAGAAAATTATTAGCGGAAGTAATTTATTTATTGTTACAAATGCATCCGGCGAATTGACAGGCAGCACATCTTTTCCTTTTGCTACATTTGAAAATTTATTAGTCACAGGAGCCCTAACGGCGAGTATAATAAGTGCAAGCAATTCATTAACTTCTTCTGCCGCAACATTTACTGGTCCGGTATCAATGAGTTCTAGGTTGAGTGCAAGTGGAATTTATGATGCGGGCATTTTGACCGTAATTGGCACTACAAATTTGTCAAATATTAGTGCTAGTGGAAATATGTCTTTTTCTGCGAATCCAGCGACATTGAGTGGGACTAATCTTGTTATTAGTGCATCAACAGGAGATTTTTCAGGTAATCTGAACGCGACGACTTTAACAGTAAATACAAGTATCGTCGATGGCGGCAGTTTAACTGTTTTGGGTAATACTTCATTGGGAGATTCTACGAACGACACAACAAAGATTACAGGCAGTGTGAGTATTAATGGCAGTTTAAATGTTTTCGGAACTACTACTGTTGCAAATTTAACTGCAAGTAACATTAGTGCTAGTGGACAAATAATTGCTGCTGGATTTACAGGAAGTTTATTCGGTACATCAAGTTTTGCTACTACTGCGTTAAGTTCAAGTATCAGCAGTATAAATGATAATTCTACATATTATGTAACTTTTGTTGACGGAATTTCAGGATCAAGAGCGTTGAAAACTGACGGTGATATTTTGTCATATACTCCAAATACAAATGTATTGACGATTGGTGTTGGATCAGGAAGTGTAGTTGTTGGAAATAATATAACAATGCAAGATGGTGGTGGTTCCTCTCAACTTAGAGTTGGTATCACAACTACTGATACGGCATCATTATTAGTATCAGGCAATGCATTTCAAGTTGTAAAAGGAACAGGTGCAACTGATCGTGTATCGACTAATTTGAAATTATCTGCAAGTAATGATGTATTATTTAGCAGCACTACTCAGGCTACCGATTTTTCAAATGGTGCATTTCATGTTGATGGTGGTGTTTCTATAAGTAAAAATTTATATATATCAGGATCTACATTTCTTGCTGGGGATTTAACTATATATGGATCAAGTTCAATAGTTAATATCAGTAGTAGCACTTTAATAATAGGTGATAATAGAATTTTATTAAATGCCGGAAGTCCTATTATTAGATATGCCGGCATAGACGTATATGACAGTGGTAGTGGTGGTATACATAACAATGTTACAAGTTCATTCTTGTGGGATTCACAATCAGATAGTTGGTTAATATTTAGTGCAAATAGTTCATCCGCATCGCCATTGACCGCATCAAGTGCAATAATAATTGGTGGACCAACAGGTTCGTTTGGAAATGAAACATCACTAACTACAAATGCGATTCCTAAAGTTCAATCTTCCGGAAAAAATATTACAGACAGTTTATTGAGTGATGATGGAACCACATTATTATATACAGGCACAAGAATAAGTGCATCACAATTTACATCATCAAATGGATTATTTACTAATGTATTTTCTACAAATGTCTCTAGTTCCAGAATAACTGCTTCAAATGCATTATTAACTAATGTATATTCTTCTTATATATCAAGTTCTGTAATCAGTTCTTCAAATCTAAGAGTAGAATTGACGGGCAGTATAACTTATGCAACTGGAGTTTTGGTAACTTACATAACAGGTTCATTTAATACATTAACATTGAGCACTGGCAGTTTTCCTGGAAATGCACCCGGTTTGGTTCCAACCACACCAACATCAAGTGGTATGCCTGGTCAAATAAATGTAGACAATAACTTCATATACGTTTATACAAATCAAGTGTGGAAGAGAGTGCCATTGTCTCAATGGTCAAATTAATATAAAAATTACGAGTATGCTATTTCTGACAGCCCAAGAAATTTTGGTTTCTTGGGTTGTTATATTATAATATACTATATCAATCGTATATTTATTAACATAACTATTTATAACATATGCCTATTGGAAGTCAAGTAATTTATAATTCTGGGGATTTAATCTTAAGCACGGTTAGTTCATCTAACAATACATTTGTAGAAACAAAGATATCAGCCGCTACAAGTTCTCTTATTTATTTTGATAATACCGCTAGAATTAATAGTGCATCATTGAGTAGTATTACAGTTGGCAATGCTGTGAGTTCAAGTTATGCATTGACTGCTTCGTTTGCATTAAATTCAGGCGGAGGATCAGGAACTGTGTCTGGTTCTACAAATTATATTGGAAAATTTATATCTTCAACTGTAATCGGAACCAGTAGTATATATGAAACAGGATCAAATGTTGGTATAGGCACAACAGATCCTCAATATAAATTGGATGTAAGCCCCTTAGGATCAAACGCTCGGGTGGGTATCTTGGAACTCGGGTCTTGGCCAGCTGGATCTACGTATGCATATTTACAACACAGTGGATTGAGTAGTTTAAATCCAAATAATTATGCGTTTCTACAAGAATCAACTGGAGAAACATTCTTCAATGCAGCACCTGGTCAAGTATTGCATTTCAGAATTGGGAATGTTGAAGCGGCACAATTTAATTCATCTGGTTATTTAGGTATTGGTCATAATAACAATCCTATTACTGCAAAATTAGAAGTAAGTGGATCAGGAACGGATAAGTTATTTAATATAAAAAGCACTAATGCCGGCGATTATATTTTGTTTGTAAGTGGATCTGGCAGAGTAGGTATAGGCACAAATGTTTTGACTAATAAATTAACCATTGCGGGTAATGTCACTGCTAGTTCATATACATCAAGTATAATCAATGCAGTGGGTTTCTTGGGAACTGCAAGTTGTGCATTAACCGCAAGCGCAGTTAGTGTCGTTCCATCAAATGTATTTGTTCAAGGAGGAAATAGTTTTGGAACAACTGCCACATTGGGAACAAATGACGCATCTGCACTTATATTTGAAACAAATAATACCGGAAGAGTAACAATTGACACAAATGGATACTTTGGTATAGCACAACCTACTCCTACTGCATATTTACACGTTGGACAAAATACCGTATCAGATACAAATAATTATGGCATAAGAATTGACAAGAATGGGACTCTGGGTTCGCCTGGTAGTTATCAAAATTCTGCGATTTATATATCGGATTTGGCAAGTGATGGACCATCAACAGTTGACATAACTGGTCAAGTAAGTTTTAATTTTCCTAGACTACAATCATCTGATACCAGTGCATCTAAAGTTTCACATTTAATTATTTCTCATGATAGTGCTCTTGGTCCAATGAGAGTTGACGGTAAAGGAAATCTTTGGGTTGGTTATGATAGATCCCTCGCAAATACCAGTTCAAATTCATTTTCTACATTAATATACGGTGGATTAACTGTTGGATCTAACTATCAAACAACCACAGTATCAGATGGAACTGCAATATTCGCCGGCAATGTAGGTATAGGAACTTATAATCCTCAATTTTTACTGGATGTAAGCGGCAGTAGCAGACACGGAGCAATTCCATCCAACGTTCATCAATTTACCGGCAGCATAAATATAAATGGTTCTTTATTTAGTAATGCAAATATCACTGCGAGCAACATAAGTGCAAGTGGAACTGGTAGTTTTGGTAT